CTGCGTAAGTGCACGAGATGTCCACTTATTCTAAAATCAGTTTTACCCCGCTTGAAAGAGAACTCTTTCATACGGTAGAAAGCTACGGCTGGAAACGCTGCAAACCGAGGCGTGATGAGTTCATGCAGTACGTTCGCAGACACAACCGCTATCAGAGCCTCACAATTAATCCGGACAGTGCTCGGGTTAAGTTTGCAATCGAGAAGGTTAGGCAAGCACTTAGTCCTTATCATTGCGAACCAATTTCATTGCTTCGAAGTTTTTGGCGCCTCAAGAAAGACACTGGGGCTGGCTATTTCTTCGACACTGCAACTGAAAATTTTGTGAGATGCTACAAGACGAAGAACGATGTTCCGTTCTGGCGTATAAGACAGGAAGTTAAGCGTTGGAAACGTCAAGGTTTCATTGACAACCCATCTGCTATAGCTTTCAGATCACACCTCGCTAAAGGTGCGGGTCATAAATCACGAGTAGTGTTTGTGACTCCGTATCCCGTGTGCTGCCTAGAAGGTAAGTACGCTATTCCATTACTTGAGATGTTGAAAAGATCATCCTACTCAAGCCCGTATGGGACCCAGCACAACTGGCTCAGCGGGGGGCTGCGTAAATTCAAATCTAGTCACAAAGGATACCCCACATCCTTAGACTTTTCAGGATTTGACCTGAGCGTCAAAAGACCATTCATAGAGATGGCTTTTGGCTTGCTTCGTGAGTGTTTTCATTTGAGGACTCATGAAGAACAGGAATGGCAGCTCTGTTTGGAATACTTCATTAACACGAAAGTCAGTGTTAAGGAAGGGGAATTTATCCTTGAAGGTGGCGTGCCCAGTGGTTCGGTTTGGACTCATATTGTTGGGAGTACCATCAGTTTGTTTCTAGCCTACTACTGCCAGCCTGATCTTTTGTCTGTTAAAGGTTTCGGTGACGATCTCGTCATTTTCACCTTGCGCCAAGTTTGTCTGAAAGAGATTATCAGACACGCTGCGGACCTCGGCTTCGAAATCTCGTTGGATAAGTCAGTGTCAGGGGCCATCCATTGGTTGGGCTTTGATATCACTGGTCCTTACCCTCGAGTTCTTGACCCGATAAAACGATGGGCAGCCTTCTTTCATCCGGAAAGACCAGATGAAACGCTCGCTCACCACAGGGGGCGGTTGCTTGGCTATGCGTTATCATCGCTAGGCGATCCGGCTTTTCTGAATGACTTCATGATAATCTGGAAAGAGATGGAGGGACCCGCTATACTGACAGAGTCGTGTATCGACCCGCAACTTCGTGGACAAGTAGTCTACGATATCCATACATTACAGAGAGTTTTCAGAAATGTACTATGATTCCGCTCATTATAAATACCTAGATGG